GAAGAGATGCTGCTACCGACTTCAAGGGAGCAACAGGCGCATCCATAACCCACTACTCTACCCGTTCTGGATCTTGGGGACACCCTTTAAGAAACGAGTTCTTGGAATTATATAGGGATTCCTTTACAAAAGAGGACTGGGTGTACTATCTGGATGATGATAACATCCTACATCCAAAATTTATTATGGAATGGAACAACCTGCATAACCTCGATTGCTCAATCGTGACGTGGGGACAAGTGGGAAGACTACGGCCTACCGACCAACCCCGAGTCGGGAACATAGATACGGCCTGCTATATGTTCAAACCTTATGACCTTCCAGACCTCCGCTTTGAAACGAGTTACGAGGCCGATGGCATCTTCGCAGGGGAAGCTGCAAGACTGGGATCGCTTATCTGCGTAGATCAGCCCCTTTGTTACTACAATGCTTTGGCTTGAAAAAACATACGAAGGTTTATCTCAAAGGGATGGGATATGCCACGACTGACTTCATCCCCTGCGAGGTTTGTGGTTCCCAAGCGATAGACATCCACCATATAGAGCCCAGAGGGATGGGAGGGAGCAAGATCCGGGATAATATCGAAAACCTTATGGCATTATGCAGGACTTGCCACCACGAGGCTGACTTCGGAACTAATCTAAAGAAGGACTACCTTTACGAGGTTCACAACCATCACCTATCAAAAAGAGTTATTTAGATATGCAAATAGCAGCAATCGGTACAATCCTACCAAACCCCAGTAACCCGAGAATAATAAAAGACGATAAGTTCAAGAAGCTGGTAAAGTCCATACAGGAGTTCCCAGAGATGCTTGAGCTGCGTCCAATCGTAGTAGATGGCAATATGGTAGTACTGGGAGGTAATATGCGCTTAAAGGCTTGCATCGCTGCAGGGCTTAAAGAGGTGCCGATTATCATAGCAGACCAACTGACTGATATACAAAAGAATGAGTTTATCATTAAGGATAACGTAGGCTTTGGCGAATGGGATTGGGATCAATTAGCTAATGAGTGGGAGCCAGATGCTCTTATCGATTGGGGCTTAGATGTTGGTGGCTTTGATTTGAACGCATCAGAGTTTGGCGATGACTTTACTTTGCCCGATGGCGATAAGTCACCATTCCAACAAATGACCTTCACGCTTGCGGATGAGCAGGCTGCACAGATACAGAATGCCATCAGCGATATAAAAGCAACAGACGAATACAAATACTGCGAGACGTTGGGTAACGAGAACTCCAATGGCAATGCGCTCTACTTAATCATTATGCAATGGGCAGAGCAAAAGAAATAATCGTTAAGGTCATACCAAGCAAAATAGCAAACGAGTTTGTAAGGAAGCACCATTACTCGGGTAAGGTAGTGCCAAATAGCACCCTGCACTTTGGTGCATTCCTTGATGACAAGCTGCACGGGGTGCTGAGCTATGGCCCAAGTATAAATAAAAACGGGACAATAAACCTTGTCAAGAACACAGGGTGGAATGAGTTTATAGAACTTAACCGAATGGCCTTTGATGACTACTTGCCAAAGTACTCAGAGAGTCGTTGCATAGGAATTACTATACGGTTAATTAAAAAGAACGCTCCGCAAATTAAATGGATTATCAGTTTTAGTGACGGCACCCAATGTGGAGACGGTACTATTTACAGAGCGAGTGGATTTAAGTTAGTAGGCATAGCAAAAAGCGGTCAAGTTTTCAAATTTAATAATGAAGTTTTACACGGAAAGATATTATGGGATAGGTGTTTAGTTACAGGTTGGACTGTTTCAGATAAAGAAATGCAAATTTTAAGAGATAAAGGAAATACCATAGAAAGGTTGATTGGAAATCAATTAAAATACATTTACTTAATAGACAAGGCTTGTAAAATAAATGTTCCTATTTTACCATTTAACAAAATAGATGAGATGGGCGCAGGTATGTACAAGGGGCAAAAAATAACCCTCCAAGAGAGGAGGGCTACTTTGAGCGAGGAGGTCGATTCGAACGCCACCTCTTAATTGGAATACTAAGTGTGCAACCGTAACACTTCCCTCGCAAACCGAAGATACAACAAACAAACAAATGGACAAAACGGAACACCATAAAAAGGCAATGCTTGATGCTTTGGAGAAATCCTTAGGCGTAGTAACATCAGCTTGCAAGACGGTGGGCGTAGGCCGCACGACTCACTACCTATGGATGCAGGAGGATAAGGAATACAAAGCAGCAGTCGATGAACTATCAGACGTAGCCATTGACTTCGCAGAGAGCCAACTGCACAAGCAGATAAAGGAGGGCAACTCTACCGCTACTATCTTTTTTCTAAAGACCAAGGGCAAGAAGAGGGGATACATAGAGAGGCAAGAGGTGGACATCCAGACCCCGAAGCTATTTCAGATAGAGGTGCTTGGCGAAGATTAGTACCAATAAGGTATATGGCCACCTAAAGCGAAGCACTAAAAAGATAGTAGTCGAGCAGGGCGGTACCCGTAGCGGAAAGACATACAACATCCTGCTATGGATTATATTCTATTACACGGATAAGAACGAAGGCAAGACGATCACGATCTGCCGTAAGACGTTCCCTGCGCTCCGGGCTTCTGTTATGAGGGACTTCTTTGAGATCCTGCGGAACCACGATCTATACAATGAGATCTACCACAATAGGTCGAACAGCGAGTACTACCTAAATGGGAACCTTGTCGAGTTCATAAGCCTCGACCAACCCCAGAAGATACGAGGTCGCAAGCGTAACCTCCTTTATATTAACGAAGCCAATGAACTGACGTATGAGGACTGGCAGCAGCTCATAATGAGAACCGAGGATCGGGCGATACTTGACTATAATCCTTCGGATGCGTTCCATTGGATATACGATAAGGTCGTACCAAGAGACGACTGCGACTTTTTTCAAACCACGTATCTGGACAATATGTTTTTAGATCAGAGTATAAAGGATGAAATCCTACGGCTCAAGGATACGGACAATGACTACTGGCGTATCTATGGTCTGGGGGAAAGGGGTATGAGTAGGGCTACGATATTCCAGTACGGGCAGTCGGAGATCCCAACAGATGCAAAGCTTCTATCCTATGGGATGGACTTCGGGTTTACAAATGACCCCACGGCTCTCGTTGCGGTATATGAATCAAATGGAAGCTTTTACTTTGATGAACTGCTTTACCGCACGGGGATGACTAATAACGATATCGCAAACATCCTTACCTCTATCGGTATCGACAGGAGAACCGAGGTATATGCTGACTCGGCAGAGCCTAAGTCAATCGAGGAACTATATCGGAGGGGCTACAATGTAAAGCCCACGACTAAGGGTGCGGACTCGGTGAACGCAGGAATCGATATAATGAAACGCTACAAGCTATTCATCACTCCCCGGAGCATCAATCTCGAAAAGGAGATGCGCAACTACAAATGGACTGAGGATAAGAACGGCAACCTCCTTAATAAACCAATCGATGCTTTTAACCACGCAATCGATGCTGCGAGGTATGCTATATTTAGCAAGAAAAATAACCCTAACTTTGGCAGATATTCTGTACGATGATATACGTAGCCGGTCAACCGGGTGGAGTTTACTACCACCGCCTCCAGATACCATACGAGGACTTGCTGATGCGAGGCTACCTCGTAAAGTTTGGAACCATCCAAGAACTCGATAAGTACAAGGGTGCAATCACGCACCTCGTTGTCAACCGAGGGCTGAGTACCACGAATCACAAGGCGTTCCGGTATATGCTGGATCAGAACAACATCAAGCTGATACTTGACTTAGATGACTGGTGGATGCTACCGAGGCATCACGCCAACCATAGCAACCAAAAGACGCAGGACATCCTAACGACTATTAAGATAGCGGATGAAGTGCATACGACTAACGAATACCTTGCGAGCAAGATCCAAAAAGAAAACCCTTACATACCTATCTGGGTTCTGCCGAATGCGATAGACCCACGCAGATCTCAATGGGAGAACATAGAGAAGGTCGAGGGCTTTAACGTAGGATATATGGGTGCATTGCATCACGATGAAGACTTGGCGTATAACCGCATCAATTTAGAGGGGCTTAATGCTTACACCATTGAGTACTATAAAGAGTCGCTAAGAGCCTCTAATGCGTTTGAGGGGGCTGACTACACGAAGTATGGGGAGTTGTATAAGAACATCCACGTCAGTATCGCCCCACTTTCACCGAGTGCCTTTAACAGATGCAAGTCAAACCTAAAGGCTATCGAGGCTGGGTTTACTAAGACGTGCATCATAGCGCAGGATATGCATCCATATACCCCGCTTTTGAATAAGAGCAATGCGATCCTATGCAAGGGGCCGGGGCATTGGGAAGAGGAACTGCGGAACCTCGACCCTCAGAGATGTGCTGACCTTGCGGAGCAGCTCTATGAGGATGTACAATTCTACCACATTACAAATATCAACGACACACGCCAGCAATGCTTCGCACAATAAAAGTACCCACGATCTGGGCTGACCTAAGCCTAAAGGACTTCCAGAGGTTTATGGGGGCTAACCCCACGGATGAAACTGCCGAGGACTTGGCACTATCGATATTCTGTGGCATCGATAAGGATGAGCAGGACTCGTTCCCGGTAAAAGAACTCGAGGATATCAAGACAATAATTGCTGGGGTATTCACGGAGAACCCACCCCTGCATCGCTTCGTGCATATCGATGGCGTGAAGTATGGCTTCCACCCTAAGCTGGAGGACATCTCACTCGGGGAGTTCGTAGATCTGGAAGAGTATATGAAGGAGCCCATTAAGAATGCTCAGAAGTGGATGGGGGTGCTATACCGCCCCGTTACGAAGGAGGCATACGGAAGGCACGAGATAGAGAAATACCATCCAGATAAGCACGATGGATCAGCATTCGAGGCCATCACGATGGACGTAGTGCAGGGTGCGCTGCTTTTTTTTTATCGTTTAGAACTCGGACTGCAGATGTCTTCGCTGACTTATTTGAAGCAAGTGG